GCCGAATCAAGGATGATCGGATTAGAGTTCGCCGTGCTGCCCGTGGAATCGGTATATGTTGCACGCGGCGTAGTTGTTCCGGCGTCATACGTGTATATCTTGCCGCCTGACAAAATGTTGCCGTTGTCGTCAAAAAACTGCGTGCCCGTTCCGGCAAACGCTGAGATATAAACGGTCATACGTACACCTGCATAACGGTCAATATAATGGATGGAATTGCCGGCACGGGAGCAGCCGCGGCAAACGTTTGAAGCTGCACGTCAAGGCTGTCCACCGAAAAATATAACTGAAAGTAGTCGCCGTTGGATAGCGGCAAGAAAAAGTTTGCAGCCGAGAAGATTTCGGAGTTGTTGCCCTGAATCTGAATCAACGACCCAGAATTGGCGACCGCCGTGCCGTTGATAGCGGGCCAAATGTAAAACTTGCCGCTACCGCCTGAAGTCTTGTCCACCTGAATGGAAAACTGCACGTTGTAGATGGCAGGCCGCGCAACTTTGATTTTGCTGTTATCCGCCGGATCACGGTAGACGCCATACGCCGTGTCGGCGTTGTTGTAAGTAATGGCATAACCCGTATTGATAACGGTCGCCGCTTGCGTCTGCGTTGAAAAAAACGACCCAAAATTTACCACATTCGGTTCGGGATACCGGGGCAGCAGTTTAAGCGCCTGTATCTCAGACTCTAGTACCGGCACCATATCTTCAACAGTGGCTGCCAGCGCCGGGGTCAACTCAAGATCAGCCGTCGTAATTTGAGTCGTTCCGCTGCCCGTTAGCACAAAAATGTTGTTGAGGTAACGGAACCATTCACGGCTAATTAGCCCCGTCCGCTCGTCAATGAACGGCACGCGTGGGGCGGGAATGTTAGTAATGTTTGCCATTACGAACCCGTCGGACTCAGCACCAGCTCTGCGCCCATGATGGCAACCTTGACGGGATCAGTGCCGCTTAGTTCATATACACGGTCGCGCAGTTTTACGGTCATGCCAAGGCGGCGGAAGATAGCGCGGGTTCCATACTGGCCAATTCGGCCCATAGACGCCTCACGCGGCGCATTCCACGTGTGCCCGCCATCGTCGGACCAACGCAGCATCAGCTTTGGGTTTGCGCCAATAACAAATGGCAACTCAATAACGATTTCGTCGCCGCTTTCGGTAGCTAAAGCAATTGGCGTTTCCGTTGCAAGGATGCGCTCTCGATTGTCAAAAAAGTCAAATCCCGCCAGCCCAACGCCAGTTTCGCAGTCAATCTGCAAAATGTGCTGGGCAGTACGATTTAAGTTGTTTGCGCCAGTGGGCAACGCACGCCATGATCGTAGCCACTTTTGCGTGACGCCAGCGTCTTCGTAAACCTCAAGACTAAACTGGTAAATGTTTCCGTTTTCGTAATCGCCAAGCGTTGGGTCGCCATTGAACCGGGCATGGTTATTGGCACGGTGGCGCTTAAAATCGCCATTTCGATACGCTGCGCGTTCATGCCACGATCCGGTGGCTGCGTCATACACCCACGTCGTGTCAGCGTCGGTAAAGTTCAAGACATAAAACGTATGGCCGTCTTGCTGATAGGTATACCCTACCGCGTCAGCCAAATTGCCGTATTGTTGAATGGCAAACTCAACCGCATGGGTTGATACGCGCACGCCTTGGTAGCCATTAGCGCGGTATACGATGCCTTGGCCGCGAGCGTCCGCTCCAAGCCAAAACACGCTGTTGTCCATCTTGGCAACAGAGTAGGGCGCAATACATCCGATTTCGTTATATGCGCCTTGGATGCGCGTCAACGGAAAATCTGCTTCGCCGCTGTTGTACCAAACTTCAACACTGTTGGTTCCAAACAGCCATGCCTCTCGATGGTCAATGATGAGAGACACCAATCCATCCGGCGATCCTTCAGCAGACGCAAAATCAAGCGGGTCAATTGATAACCCATCAAGAAGCGACGTAACCCAAATGCGCTGGCTATTTGACTCGTTAAATACAAAGTATCCGTCAAGATAGCCAACCGTCACCGCGCCGGGGTAATCCGGGTCAGTAATCTGCGCAAACACGTTGGTTGCCGTGTTATAGATGTATCCGTCTGGGTTGCAAGCAACAAAGATTTGCGTGCCGTTATCGGCCATTGATACGGCATCCGCGCCGGTAATGTTGCCAAGTTTTACAGCAACAAAATCTGAATCAACCTTAAAAAACTCAGACCCGGAAGCTACGTAAAGATAATCGCCAAGCGAATAAACGCCTCTGATTGGCCCAGACCCAATGGTCGCTTTTAGCACCAGCCCAGGGCAACGCTGTAGATACGCAGGTTCTTTACCGCCTTCTGCAATGACTTCCGGGTAGAGATTGACCATCCGGTTGTCGGCAGCATTAACCGACCGGATTACATACGACGATCCGAGGATGGGTGATTTCAACTAGGCGCTCCGCTCGGATTAGAAGTTGCCGGTGTAGATGTTAAAGCGCGGGCGGTTGACCATCAGCGCCGACGGCATTGACATCACGTCATCCGGGTTGTTGATGCGCTTGAGATTGCGCTTGCTGTACATCGCAATACGGCGCACTTGCGGAGAAGGCTCTACGCCAAACTCCGGTGCCAGCTCACAGGCAAGATTGTAACGAAATGCGCGCAGATAACCTGGCGGGAACGTTAGGTTGGTATCAAGCGCAGCAGGCTCAGTAAGCGGCTGCACCGAAACAAAATGGAACTCCAGCACCCGCGACGGCACCGGATAGAGATAAATCTCAATGTTCGGATAAGTCGGGTTGTACCACAAGATTTGCGGGTAAGTAGACGTTACCGTCTTAACCGCAATGTTGTTGTACTGCTGTTGGTTAATCATCTTAATGCCGTACGACACATTGGTCGAGGCATCGCGGAAAAACGTCGAATCATCGAGCAGGATCGGTCGCTGCCCAACAAAGTCGCCAGTGGGGCCAAGCGTGCGAATACGCGTGCTAGGCGGCCAGTTAAATATCTGGTCAATCGTTGAGAATACGGATAGACGTTCCGTATTCCACGAATCAATCATCTGGTTAAGCGCTGTAAGGGCATCTTGCGAAGTCGCCGCCGAGGGAACCTCGCCCTCCGCCAGCATGCCGATCAAGCGCAGCGCACCGTTGATCTGGTCAGCAGCGGTGGTAGCCATCTTTTACTCCTTGCGCCGTCGCCGCGCCCTTAACGTGTTAGCAGAATTCTCCAGCGCCCCCGTTTCCGAGGACGCCGGAGATTCTGAGTCATCTGGGTCGTTTGGATCAAATTCCTCCCAACCCCATTCCATATCATCTTTCGCTTCATGCGCGGAACAGGCGACCTTAGTGCCATGCTTGGGATGACGTAAATAAATAATCATTCCTGCTTTGACTCCAAAGCTTCGCCTATTTCCGGCGCTTCAATACGATTCACCAACATTTTGTAAGCTGAGACAACCGCTTGGCATTGAGCAATGTACGTGTGCGACTTTGCAATTTCTTGCTCAAGCGAATCAATCTCAACCAACAAAAACTCTTTGGTGATCTGCATTTACACCACAGCCATCAGAAAGAACGTCGTGCCCGCATCCGTCACGCACGCAATCTTACGGTTCGGCGTGGCAGAAGTGCCACCCAGAACTGCAACCATCGCAGCGGGAAGGTTAAGCAGGTTCGTTACCGATCCTGAACCGCTGTTAGAAGCGCGGATAAACGCCGCAGAACCCGGCAGGGTTACGCTGCTCGGGAAGTCCGAGTCAACGTTTACCGCCGCCAGCGTACCGCCCGGCGTCACGCCAGTGGCTACGCCAAGGGTCGCACGAATTGCGTTCGCAGCGCCCGAGATCGAACCACCAGAGTTAACCGACAAGCTAATATGCGCGCCGTTCGTCGTCTGGCCTGCACCCTGCGCAGCCGCCACAGTCGAAAACGCACGGAGGGTTTCTCCAGCGCCAGCGCCCGTGAAGTTCACGCGAGAGTAGATGCCACGCACATCGCCCGAAGCATGGGAAGCAGTCACATAAAACTGATTCACACTGCCCGAGGACGACTGTGCAATCGGCGACGAAGACGCGCCAGAGGACACGCCACCGGAGGTGACGCGGCCCGTAACGCTAACGCTTTCAAATTCCGGGTCAGCGAAAGCAACACCAATTGCCTTTGTATTCGGCATAGTCAGTACCTCTTAGAGATGCCCCCGACGAGTCTCCCCGCCGGGGGCGTTGCTATTAGCCGAGACGGTAGGCCGTCCAAGCCGCATCGCCAGACTTACGGGCGCGGAAATGAGCCGACGTACCGTCAGCCACCACCGCAGAACCCACAACCGTCCAGCCCGTGCCCGAGAACGTAATGTCGTTGCCCGAGTCGTCGCCGAGGTTGATGCAGTAGAAATCGAACGTGCTACCAACTTTGGCGCTCGAAATCTCGTCATCAACGTCAGCCGCCGCAGCCAACGAATACGTACCCGCGCTGGAGCCACCCGGATCAACGGTAAACACACCCTTTTCAAGGTCTGCAACCGCAATCGTGCCGGACGCGCCCGCATAGGCCGTCACCGTTCCAAGAACACCAAGCGTGGCTTCGGCAAGGTTGCCGTCGCCTACTTGATAACCACCAGTACCATTAGGAATTGCCATGATTAGTTACTCCTGTGAATTTAAAAATTAGCCCCAGAGGCGAACGGCCATCTGCGGACGGATCACCGAGTAGCCATACAGCACGTCGATACGGCACGGCATACGGTCGTTGTTGATGTCGTACTGACGGACAACGCGCATGCTAATGCCGTTGTGGACCTGACGCGAAGCCATGTCAACGCCCTGCGGCATGAGCAAGTCAGCCGTGGCGAAGGCAATCGCATCGCGGTGGTACACAAGGTTCTGCGGATACTGGGTCGAAGCGCCGCCAAGGAACGTCACAGCAGCGCTGTTCTGCGGGAACGAATCCACAGTCGCCAGAGCATGCGAGGCCGTGTAGATGGCCGGGCTGATCTTGACGTTGGTGAACGCGCTGGCCGCTGCGGTGATGTCTTCCGTCACCACAAACTGCTGGAGCGAACCAGTGGACTCGCGGGTCTGCGGGTTCACGGAGTACACATTTGCAATCGTGAACACGTCGCCCTTCTTGAGCGTGTTGCCAGTCGTTCCGTTGAACGAAATGGTCGTCGCGCCCTGAGTGGAAACGGTGCCGTTGACCGTGATCGTGCCCGTGCGGCTGCCGGTCGTGAACTGCTTGATCGACTGGGACATGTTGAGTTCGTTGAACCCAAGGATGCCTTCGCCGAACATGCCATTCTTAAACTGCGCCGAGATGGTGCTGACCGGGTTGAAAAGACCCTTCATGCCCTCAATGAGCGCAGCGTTCGCAGCCGGGTTGACGGTCACGTAGCGCGGCGACATCACAGCAGCGGCTTCGTTGAGCTTCTGCTGGGCCGACAGCAGCACCTGAGTCGTGGCCGGGGTCGTGCCCGGGGTGCCAACCGACTGATAGATGCTGTTGAAGGAGTTGGCAACGTCCGCGTCAATGCTGGCGGCAAGCTGCGAAATACGCGGCTTGAGCACACGCTCGGCGAAGTCGTCCAACTGCATGGTCATTTCGGCAGTCGTAAAGTTGACGCCAATGTGCTTCTGGTTGGCGACGGTGAGCGTGGTGAACTGCTCGTTGTCGTCCTGAACCTGAAGGGCGGCGCCATCGGTCACAAGAGCGCGGTCCGGCAGACGGATACGCAGCGTGGTGCCAATCTTGGCGCCTTCAACGGCGTAGCTGTTGTCGTACTGGCGGTTGACGTTGCGGGTGAGCACGAGGTTGTTCTCAAGGATTTCGAGAGCCTTTCTCGTGATCATGTCGATCGTAAGAAGTGTATTAGCCACTGAAATTACTCCAATAAAGTGTTAACGACGTTGCTGCGCTTCCCATTGACGAATCTGGCGTCGGCGTTCTGCTTCGATCCATTCCGACGTGCTCATGCTCTGAACGGAGCGAGGGTCGGTCGTTTCGTAGCCGCCGGTGCCCGATCCCTTAGCCGTTACCGGCTTGATGGGAGGCGGAGCGCTGGTTGACTTTTTAATCGGCGGATTGTCGGCCAATTTGACCTCAATCTTACCGATTTCCTTAGCCTGCAAGTACGGCGATAGGCGGGAAATACGTTCAGCCTCTTTCGGGTTGGACCCAAGGTAATAAGCTAGGTCCGGCCCCACATCTGATGCCTGAATCGTCTGAGCCATCACGGTCGTAATAGGTAACTTCGGGTTGTAGGCGACTTGCTCAAAGTCGTCGTACTTGTCCCGAGCCATCTCTTCGCGCTCGTGATACTGGTTCAAAAGCTCAAACTGCTGGCGCTCGGCTTCCCGCTTGGCAAGCAACTCTTCCGCTTTACGGACGGCCAAAGCCTCCGCGTAAGCGTCAGGGTCCGCTTCCCGATCAGGTAACTCCGCAGGCGTGAAAGCTGAATCAGCTACCTTTGCCTTCAGCGTTTGATCTCTTTCCCACTTGCGACGTTCCTTCGCAAGCCTTTTGCCTACTACCGCGTCTAGTTCCTCTTGGGTAAAGACTTTGGTTGCAGGCTTCTCTTCCGGCTTTCCGGCCTCTTCGGCCATTACTTCGGATTCGAGGGCTGCCGTCGCCTCCGGTTCCGGCGCGGGGTTAGCCGCTACCACTTCAGGGAGTGTATTTTCGTCTGCCATTTCAGTTCCTTACGGAGCCTGGTGAACCGCACCAGTACGGTATGAATATAGTATGTAGCAAAAAAACGTCAAGAGTTATTTGTTTACGCCTTAATTACTTTTCCGGTTAACGTCCCGCTCGCCAAGTCAATTGCACCGCCAGTTTCGTTTTGGAATCTTACGGTTGGCGTATTCGCAGCTGACACATATCCGGTTAATGTAATTCCTTGCAAATCTTGAGAAAACGTCGGTAAAACAATATCGCCAATCGACACTCCGCTGGTTGCGTTCATGTTTTGGGTAGCCCCATCGCCATCCACCAGATTTGGCGGGTCATACGTAGAGGCTTGAATCTCCCATTCCGATCCTCTCATATACCCAGTCACTGAGTTACGGCTTACCGGCAAGTTTCTGGCATCAACATTTCGCGCAACATAAGCGGTCGTAACATCGTTAAGTGTCACGGATTTATCAACCGCATATGCGTTCGCAGTGGTAATGGTTGTGGTTGCGCCACTCGGAGATGCCGTAATGGTTTCTCCGATGACGAATGGGCCGCCTGTCAATGAAGCGCCAATACCTAGCCTTTTTGATGCAACAACAATTTGGTTTATTACGCCTGTCGCGCCGCTAGTCCCGCCGGTGATGGTGTCTCCCAGCGCAAACCCAGAAACGCTATTAACAACAATGAACTGATAAAAGTTTGCGCTGAAGTTATCTTTTAAAACGCCATAGCTAGCGTTGTAAAGTGCCGCTCCAGTATCCGTCAATGACGAACTGGTTGGGGTGCTAAGGCAATTAATAATCGTATTGTTAGAAATTTCAG